CATCAGCGTGGTGGTAACGGTCGAGGGCTCTGCGGTGCCCTATGTGGTGGCAGATGCCCAGCCTGACGGTACCGGCATCACCCGCCTGCTGCTGGAGGCCGCATGACCGCCCCCACCAAGTTCGCCCAGGTGCTCGGCGCCATGCAGGAGTCCCTGCAGGCCGCTGCGCCCGTGTCGCCCAACGTGTTCCGCGCACGCGCCCGGGTGGTGCCGCAGCAGATGGTCACGGCCATCGTGGTGCGGCCAGCCCAGGCGGAGCGCGACGCATCGGTGGGGCAGGGCGCCATGGCGCTGTGGCTCACCGCTGTGGCGGTGGACTGCTACGCACGCGGCACCACCGCCAGCCCGGTGGATGTGGCGGTGGACGAACTCATGGGCGCGGCCGTGCAACGGCTGATGCAAGACCCATCCCTCGGCGGCCTGGTGGGGTCCATCGACCCCCAGGGCGTGTCCTGGGATTTCGACGTGGACGGCGACCAAACAGCCTGCGCCACGGTGACTTTCTACGTGCGGCACGTCACGGCGGCTGCGACCTTCTTCTGATTCCCCTTCCAACGAGGTAACCCAAATGGCAAACCCCATCTTCTGGACCAACGTAGGCATCGACGTGCAAACCGCACTGGCTGCTGCCGTCACCATCACCGCCATCAGCAAGGCCTCCCCAGGTGTTGCAACGTACAGCGGCGCCATCAACCCCAACAACGGCGATTACATCGCCATCGCCGCCAATGGCATGAGCCAGGTGAACGACCGCATCTTCCGCATTGCCAACGTCAACACCACCGCCAAGACGTTCGAGCTGGAGGGCGAGGACACCACGCTGTACGACACCTTTATCAACGGCAGCTACCAGATCATCACCTTCGGCGCGTCCTTCAGCACCGTGCAGAGCGTCAGCCCCAGCGGTGGCGACTACGAAAAGGCTGATGTCACCACCATCCACGACCAGGTGCGCAAGCAGGTGCCCACCATTGCCGCGCCCCTCACGCTGGCCATGACCAATTTCTTTGACCTGACGGACCCCGGCTTCGTGGAGTGCAACAAGGCCTACAAGTCCAAGACCAAGCGCGCCATCCGCCTGCGCTTCGGTACAGGCGCAAAGATGGTGATGACGGGCTACGTGGGTGCCGCAGGCGTGCCCACCGGCCAGGCCCAGGGCGTGGTGCAGACCCCTGTGTCCATCGAGGCGCAAAACCTCCCCACGGTCTACGCGAGCTGATCGCGCACCGCGCATGCCGCGCCACGGCATGCGCACGGTTTCGTGCGCGGCACGGTGGGCTGCAAGGCCCACTGGCTCCGTCTTTGCCCGAGCGGGCATGCCGCGCACTCCCTTCCCATCGGGCCTTTGATCGGGCTTTCCCATGTCAATCTCTCTCGTCGTATCCCCCAAGGTCAAGTTCCCTGTGAAGGGGAGCATCAAGAACGAAGCCGGTGTGGACCAGCCGTTCGACTTCACCCTCACCTGCAAGCGCCTGGACACCGAAGAAATCCAGGCCAAAAAGAACGAAGACGGCTCCTACGTGTACGTCGATTTCATGGCCGATGTCATTGAAGACTGGTCTGGCGTGAAGGACGGCGAAAAGCAAGCCGTGCCCTACACCCCCGAGGCGTGGCAGGCCCTTAGCAAGATCCCGGGCGTGGCCGCGCTGGCCTGGCACACCTACATGCGCGAGAACGGCGCCAAGGAAAAAAACTAGCCCAGGTCGCCCGCCGGATCGCTGAGCACAACCATGCGCGCCACTCTGCCCAACAGCCACAGCAGCCGGGTCCAGACCCGTCCAGCCCCATGGGTGGGCTGCTCTCGCAACTGGCGGCCGTGGGTGCGTTTGACGCGCAGGGCGAGCCAGACCCCGGGGGCGACATCGTGTACCTGTGGCCCGAATGCGTTGATGCATGGGGCCACTGGCAGCAGTTGCAAACCCAGTGGCGCACCGGCGTGGCTGGCGCCACGGGCCTCGACTACACCGGCGTGCGCGCCTACCTGGACGAGCAAGGCATCGAGCCCGGCCCCGAGCGGCGCGAGCTGTTCGCCTGCCTGCAGGCCTGCGAGTTCGCAAGCCTTGAAGCGTGGTCCGAGCTGCGCGCCAAAGAACCACGGCCACCACCCCCAACCAACCGGTAACGCTGCATGACCGCACCCATTGGCATCACCCTCAGCCTCGACGGCGTACAAGCCACCGAGCAAGGCCTGCGCCGCGTGGCTGGCGGGGTGGACGCCGTTGGTGTGTCCGCCAAGCAGACGGCCGCCGCATTGCGTGGCGTGCCGGCACAGTTCACCGACATCGTCACCAGCCTGGCCAGCGGCCAGCAGCCGCTCACCGTCTTCCTGCAACAGGGCGGCCAGCTCAAGGACATGTTCGGCGGCGCGGGCAATGCGGCCAAGGCGCTGGGCGGGTATGTGGTGGGGCTGGTCAACCCGTTCACGCTGGCGGCAGCGGCGGGCGTCACGCTAGCCCTGGCCTACAAGCAGGGCAGTGCTGAAGCCGATGCATACCGGCTGTCGATCATCTCCACCGGTAATGCCGCTGGCACAACCTCGGCGCAGCTCAAGAGCTACGCGCAGGACATCAGCGCCATCGCCGGTACGCAGGGCAAGGCTGCGGAGTCGTTGGCGGCCTTTGTGGCCACCGGCAAGGTGTCGAATGAGCTGCTGCGCGAGTCTGCTCAATCTGCCGTGCTCTGGGAGCGTGCAACCGGTCAGGCTGCCAGTAAGACGGCAGAGCAGTTTGCGTCGCTGAAGGGCGACCCACTTACGTCGGTGCTTAAGCTCAACGAGGGGATGAATTTCCTCACGAAGAGCACCTACGAGCAAATCAAAAGCCTGGACGAGCAGGGCAAATCTACTGCGGCGGCGGCAGTCGCGCAGCAGGCGTATGCGACCGCGCTCACCAGCAGATCGTCGGAAATTGAGCGCAACCTGGGCAGCATCGAGCGTGGCTGGATCGCCATTAAAGATGCAGCCAAGGGTGGCTGGGATGCCATGCTCAATGTGGGCCGCGCTGAGACCACGCTGGACCGGCTCGCCCAAGTTCGCAAGGAGATCGCCGCCACCGAGGCGCAACTGCAGGGCGGCAAAGGCTTTGCCACCACTGAAGGCGGTGCTGCTGTCGGCGTTGGGGCGGGCAGGACAAACGCGGTAGAGCAAGCCCGTCTGAAGAGTCGGCTCACCTCGCTTGGGGCAGAGGCGGCCTCTTTGGAGGCTATTGCCTATGCCGCGCGCACCGCTGCGGAAGAAGAGCGCAAGCGCGGCGAAGAGGTGGTGGCGACTGCGGCTTTTGACCAGGCGGGCCTCAAATACCTGACTGAAAAGCAAAAGTTGGAGCGCGAACTTGCCGTTGCTCGTCAGCAGGGGCTGAACGCTGGTAAGTCGCAGGCGCAGATTGAAGAGCGCCTGAACCTGATCCGCGAGGAGTACCGCAAGAAGGCGGGATCTGGCAGTGTTGGTGCGACGGAGTTGGCCTCGCTGAACGCGCGGGCTGACGCCGCTGAAAAGTACCTCCTTCAGTTGCGAACCGTAGGGCTTGAAGCGAAGAAGCTCACTGACGGTGAGCGCCGTGCTGCAGAGCTTCGTGAGCAGCTCAAGGAGACCACCTCAGATCAGGCCCGCAAAGAAAAAGAACTCCTGTTGGTTCAGGCTGATCGCCTGGGAGTTGCTGAGCGCGCATCCTTGATTGAAGAGCAGCGCCAGAAGGCGATCAAGAAATCGGCCGACGAGTACGACAAACTCATCGAAGCCACCTTCAAGTCAGCCGACGCCCTGCAAGACCAGGCAGACAAGCAAGAGGCTGCCAACGCCGTGTACGGCAAGGGCGCTGCCGCCATTGATGAGCTGGCCCTGGCCACCCTCAAGTCGCGCATGGCCGAGGCCCAGGCCTCCGACAGCTTCAGCGAAAAATTCATTGCCGCGCTGGAGGCTCAGATCCAGGCGCAGGAGCGCCTGAACGCCGCCCGCGCTGAAGGCCGGTTCAAGGAAATGAACGAATCCCTGGACCGCGAACTGGCCGCCGCCAACCAGCAGGCCGCCCTCTACCAGGACGAGCTGCGCCTCACCGGCCTGTCGGCCCTGGAGCGCGCCAAGATCGTCGCCCTGCGCCAGTCCGAGCTGGAGCTGGCCCGTGACCTTGAAAAGATCGAGCAGTCCGGCCTGAAGGACGCAGAAAAGGAACAGCTGCGCATCACCGCCCGCGAAAAGCAGCGCGTGGCAGGCTCGGCCGCCGTCAACAAGGTCATTCAGGACGATTTCACCCGCACGTCAGAAACCATCGAGCGGTCGCTCACCGATGCGCTGCTGCGCGGCTTCGAGTCGGGCAAGGGCTTCGCCAAGAACCTGCGCGACACCGTGGCCAACATGTTCAAGACGCTGGTGCTGCGGCCCGTCATCAGCGCCATCGTCAACCCCGTAGCGGGCGCCATCACCGGCGCGCTGGGCCTGGCTGGCACTGCGAGCGCGGCCACGGCTGCTGCCAGCGGCGGCAGCATCCTGGGTAG